GAAATCATATCCACCCCAAGCAATTTCACCTAAGGTAGGATTAACAAATGTCATCCACTTGTTTGCGGCGGATGTAGAATATAAACTTTTAAATTCTAATACTGCTGGATCATATTCTAATCCAAATTGCAATGAATTAAGTTCAACGCCGTTTGTTAATACTCTTACTGGCAAATTAACTAAGTTACCAGCATCTACTGATACATTTGGTACATTAACCTCAATCTCTGTCGTAGGGAAGTCATATTCAATATGAGTATCAATTACATTATAAATTTGATTTTGCAATCCTGGTGCTGGTCCTACTACGATTTCAATTGGAGTCTCACGTGCCATATGGTAACCAGTTCCATTCGCATCTCCTGGTACACATACATAATATGTTACTGTACTAGGTTGTCCAGCTATGATTTCAAATGTGAAGTTGGTTGCTCCTGGGATTGTCGATGTATAATTGGTTGCGGCATTATTAATAGTTGCATATTCAGTTGCAGTAAAGAATTTAACATTTTTAACGTTGTTTGGCCATGTTGCAAAGTTACCTGCCACTTTACCAAATACACCATATGCATCTGTAATTGTTACGTTATTAGATCCATTAATATCTCCAGTATAGTAATCAAAGCCATTCATAGCTACGTTACCTAATACCCATTGATTAATTAATTGTGCATCTGTTGCTGATAACAAGTTACCAACTGCCATTGTATCACCTTGGATTGCTAAACGAACATCCCAATAAGTGGTATCCAAGTTAACTGTGAATGTAAAGTTACCTGAGTTGTCTGTAGCATAAGCAGAATGCTGTGTCCAAGTTGAACCACCTGCTGGCCTAGTTTGTAATGCTAATGGTAATTGTTTAGCAGGAGTACCTGTTGTGTTAGTAAATGTTCCTGCATATGTAAATGTCGGTAATGTAAATACACCACCATAGTTATGCAAGTTTAATGTAGTATCCATTCCATTTGCCTTACCAGCATATGGTTGATAAGTTTGAGTACCAGTCCAAGTTAAGTTAGAAATAGATGATAAGTTGTTAAATACTGCAGGAGCTGCGTGAGTGAATGTAATTGCAAAGCGCTCGCCATTAGCTAAAGTATAAGTAGCACTAGTGCCTGTATATACTAATGTAATTGTGATATAACCATTTGCGGTATTAGTAGTGTATTGCAGATCCAAGTTAGTTGCAGATCCAATCAATGCTACCGTTGCATTAGTAAATGCTACTTTGTCATAAAATACGCGGAACTGAGTTGCAGCATATTTTGTTAGTGTAGTGTTTTGTAAGGTAAGGTTTGCTGTAGTGAAACCTTGTGCCGTCGGACCTACTTGGTATGTATCATGGATCAAACCATAAATTCCACTACCAGGTGCTGCAGGTGCTTGTGTTAAGCCCTTAAACGTGGTTAATAATAGTATTACCGGCAGTAATACATTTAAAATTCTTTTCATTAATTCCCTCTCTTTTGTTTCAATAATAAATATCAAACGCAGAGAGGAAACTTAATTACTTTTTTAACATTGCATTAATGCGATTCTTAGCTTTTTCTCCTAATGGAATCGAGTTGCCACCTTCATCTATTTGCACAAAGGTAATATGAGTTTTCAAAACAAGATCTTGTTTGCCTGTATATACATTATGAGCTCGAGCTTCCATATATAAAGTCATCGAAGTATTGCCAACCTTAGTTGGTTGCCCATATATCTTAAGTAGTTGAGATTCTTTTGCTGGTCGTTCAAAATTGCATTGGTCAATTGATACTGTAACCATTCTCGGTGTATCACAAAGTTGCATTGCATATCCAGCAGCAGAAGCATCGATCCAAGAAAGAAGTTTGCCTCCGAAGAGATTGCCGTGAAATCCTAAATCTGATTTCTTGATTGGATGTGTATTTAATTGTTCCATTAGTTGCTTAAAGGGAATTTAATTGTTGGATGCGATTCATAATTCTCAATGTAAAAGTCAGAAGGCTGAATATGTGCAATCTGATCAAACAAACTCACATCCGGATTCCAGAATTCATCATTCATAACTAATCGCCCTAAAGCCATCGGAGAGCGTGTTAATTGTTCTCGAATACCATCTTGTTGATCTAAATAAATGTGACAGTCACCTAAATTTCCAACCAACTCATCAGCAACCATATTTGTTTCTCGAGCTAACATTTCTAACAATAAAGCATAAGAAGCAATATTGAAAGGCAAACCAAGTGGAGTATCTACTGAACGTTGATTCCACATCAAAGAGATTGCTCTGGTTGGTATGTTAACTTGACTTAGAGTCATATCAATAGTATTTTCTATTGCATCTCCCAGGTTTAATTTTATAAACGGTACTTCTATTTTATTTTCAAATTTAGAGTTATAGTTTTCTATTCTTTCTTCTCTACTCAACTCTCTTGTATAAACTTGAAATCCATAATGACAAGGTGGAAGTACCATTGAATCCAATTCTCCAACATTCCAAGCGTTAACCATTAATCGTCTAGAATCTGGGTTTGTTTTAAGGTTATGGATTAGGTTTGTGATTTGATCTATTGGTTCATTTTCTCTGTAATCTGTAGTGTAATCATCTTTTGGTAATTTTCTATATCGTCTCCAACTTCTCCATTGTGCACCATAGATTGGACCCATATCAAACATTGAATCGTGAAAAGAATGGTTACCATCTTTTACTTTCTGTTTAACCTCTTCTAATGTGTATGGTTCAGAACAAGTAGTTTTATACTTCTTATACCAATCACCATCCCAGATTGTACAATTATTTTCCCATAAAAATCTAATATCAGAATCACCACGTAAGAACCATAACAATTCAGTTGCTATAAGACGAAATGGCATTTTCTTTGTAGTCAATAAAGGAAAGCCATTTGCCATCTTATGACGAATTTGTCTTCCAAATACAGATAGTGTTCCTGTACCAGTACGATCAGATTTCTCAATACCATTTGTCATGATATCATTGAGTAGCTTAAGGTATTCTCGTTCTATATACATTTGTCGTTCTTAAATTTTATGTATTGATATCCTAACCAAACCATTTGCAAGACCCAAATACTAACTAATATTGATAAAATCGTTATCATCTTCTAAACCATCTAATAATGTGTTGTCCCATAATTCCATATCATCAATCTCAGCATCCTGAATTGTTTCGCAAAACATAAAGTGAGTATCTGTTCTTAATACATGATCAGCTCCTCGCCATTGCATATACATTTGAACATACTCCATATTGGGTTGCTCATTTAATCGTGGAGCGAAATGTGATATTGGTTGTTGTTCCAATATCACATACGCTGAATCTCCATGTCTATATACTGACCTCATATTACATCATAGGAGGCATCGGAGGCATCATATCATCCTCCTTAGTTTCGTCTACAATAACACATTCTGTCATCAATACCATTGAGGCAATTGATACTGCATTCTCGATAGCCGTTCTGGTAACTTTAGTTGGATCAATAATACCCATTTCAATCATGTCACCATACTCATCGGTACGAGCATTGTATCCATATGCTTTGTGTCCTTCTTGTACAAAGTGTACTACTACATCACCATTGCCACCTGCATTGGTAACAATCTGATATAATGGTGCTGATAATGCTTTACGGATAATATCAATACCCAATCTTTCATCATCATTAATGCCATTTACTTGGTCTAATGCACTTGCACATCGAATCAAAGCAACTCCCCCACCGGGAACAATTCCTTCTTCCACAGCAGCTCTAGTAGCAGATAATGCATCGTCTACACGATCCTTCTTCTCCTTCATCTCTGTTTCAGTTGCGGCACCAATATACAATACTGCCACACCGCCAGCCAATTTAGCCAAACGCTCTTGTAAACGCTCTTTATCATAATCTGATTTAGATTGCTCAATCTCTGCGCGGATAGTTGTGATACGATGTTGTACCGCATCTGCTTCGCCGAATCCATTAATGATAGTTGATTTGTCTTTGCCAATCTCCATCTTCTCACATGTACCAAGCATATCCATTGTTGCGTCAGCGAGCTTGTAGCCTTTTTCTTCTGAGATAACAGTCGCGCCAAGCAATGTTGCCATATCTTCCAATTGAGCTTTGCGGGAATCACCAAATCCAGGTGCCTTCACTGCTGCAATTTTCAATGCTCCTCGAATACGATTCACTACCAATGTACCTAATGCATCACCATCTACATCTTCTGCGATGATTACTAAACCACGTCCTGATTGAACTGCTGGCTCGAGAATTGGAATAAGTTCCTTCATGGAAGATACTTTACCATCTACTAACAATACTAATGGATTATCCATCTCTACTGTCATCTTCTCTTGGTTGGTAACAAAATAAGGGGAAAGATATCCACGATTGAACTGCATACCTTCTACTGTTTTGATTTCCGTTTCAGTACCTTTGGCTTCTTCTACTGTAATTACGCCATCACGACCTACTACACGAATTGCTTCTGAGATAAGAGAACCAATAGCCTCATCATTGTTTGCTGAGATAGCTGCTACTTGTTTTACTTTGTCGGCATCAACTCCTACGTCTTGTGACATATCTTTAAGCGCTGCAATAATAGCACCAGATGCTTTATCCATTCCTCGTTTAAGGTCAATCGGATTAGCTCCAGCTGCTACGCTTTTTAAGCCTGAGCCAACTAATGCTTGTGCTAATACGGTTGCAGTGGTTGTTCCATCACCTGCAATATCTGCTGTTTTTGATGCAACCTCTTTAACCATCTGAGCGCCTAGGTTCTCAACTGGATCTTGAAGTACTACTTCCTTTGCAACACTCACACCATCTTTAGTTACATGTGGTGCACCATAAGTTTTACCGATTACTACATTACGACCTTTCGGGCCTAATGTTACTTTAACTGCGTTTGCTAATTTGTCTACTCCCGCTTTGAGTTTGTCGCGGGCATCCGAATTGAATTCGATTTGTTTTGCCATAACTTTATTTATCCTTTTTTATAACTTTTATTAATAATATATATAACTATTGAGCAATCTCCAAGAATTTTTGATTCAAAGTTTTTGCAACTTGCATCATATTTGCTGGATCGATATATTGTGAATCTGAACCATACATTCTCTGGAACTCTGCTTTACCATAATCATATCCAATATCCGCAATAAAGTAACTAACAATGTTAATGTTATTCTCGCGGAAGTTACTGATAACTTTATGAGTGAAAGCAATACCATCATAGAAATAACTACATCCTGCTACATTGGTAGGTGCACCATCCGAATAATTAACAAAGATACATTCATCACCTTTTGCATCTGCCTTGATGTACTTCTCAATACTCTTAAATGCTAAACCTTCCGGTGTGCATCCAAAGGTACCTAAGTATCGGAACATGCTGCGAATCTTACTCATCTTATCTTTTGCAGAATCATATGCATAAACAGTCACACAACGTTCCTTGTTGCTAACATGATCTGTACCTCGCAATGAAATTTGCACTCGAATACCTGTTGTCATAGAAGCTGCTTGTGCTACTGCTACTGCCGATGTTATTGCTGCACGAAGCTTGCGTCCATCCATTGAACCCGATGCATCAATTGAAATATGAATGAAATAATTCTTAAATCGATCCGTAACAATGCGATGGAATACGTTTGCATTGTCATAACCCAATTGGGAAATCAATCTGCGGTCAATCTTACCTGACTCCAATCGAGTACTTTTCAAGCTACGATCTGCATTGCGAAGTTGAAGCTTCTTTCCTAATTGCTTGCCTAGAATGATTCCTTTGTTTACTGCTTCTTGATTACCAATAATATCACGTACTTTCCATGAGTCGCGTTTAACATCTTCTTCAAAATTCCGTATGCCAGATGTATACTCAGATGCATTGTAACAAAATAAACGAGGCATTGCTGTAATGATACCTGGAGTTAATTTTCTAATAACAATAGTATCAATGATATCTTCATTGCCAGCACCGGTTGCAACCTGTACCGTTTCAGTGCCTGACTCTTGAATTGCTCGTACCACACTTGCTTGAGTCTTTGTCAAGCGACCTGTCTTTTTCATTTCGCCTTTAAGAAACTTGCGTTGTGCTTCAATTGCTTTATCCAATTTCTTTTGTTCGGCAGGTGATAACGATGAAGCTCCTTTAGTATCAATGTTACTTTCTGTCGGTTCGATAACACTGCCTTCTCCATCTGATTCATACGATTTACCGCCGCCACCTTCGGAGCCACCAGATCCATTTCCTTCCCCTTGCTCATCTTCTCCATTATTGCTAGATTGATTAGACTCTTGTTTAGGAGCATTATCAATTGCAGCCTTAACCTTTTTATATACATCAATTGCTACCAACAAGGCATCATCCGTAGATTTAAGTCGGCTGATATTGCGAAGGTCAATTGTATTCCAAATATCTCGTAAAGCTACCAATGTATCTAGATTGCGATTAGGATTAGTAAAGTTAATGATGTGGAAGAAATAGTCATCCCACGTCTCTTGGTTCTTCTCGCCTGCTGCTAATGCTTTGTCAACAACCTTATCATTGAAATATGTATCATACATTGCCTCATAATACATTCGATAACCCGGAGCTGATTTATAAATATTAAAGTCAATGCGACGATCTTCAACCCAATTCAAAAGATTCTTAACAATATCAAATTCTTGATTAGTCATTGTCATATCCGGATCAAGACCGTTGAATTGACATATTTGAGCCATTTTAGTATTAGTTAAACTGCCAGCATAATTACCAGCTGGAGTCTTAAACATTGAGAAGTCTGTCAAAGCAATATGCGAACCTTCATGCAATGCTAATCCAACTGCTGGGTCAAAATTCTTGCCATCTAATTTAGTACCAATAACAACCTTCTCACCATCAGTGTAGCTGTCATCGCTACTCTGGAATACTACTGGGATTGATTTGCCGGTAACGATATTCACAAAGTTACCAATTGCTCTTTGTGCTGCAGCTAATTTAGTATAATCAATACCAGCTTCAGATTTGAATTCAACATCAAAGTCGTCATTCATCCAAAAGCTAGATGCTTGCGTACTCTTATACTTACCGCCGATAATCTTATTTATAATACTACTCATAGCTCTTTTATTTTTATATAATATAAGAAATTAATTTGAATATTCCAACCTGTACAGTAGAAAAAGGGTGACATTTCTGCCACCCCCATTTCGAGCTATGAAAATTTAGAAAGGTCCGTCTGCTTCCGCAGTATTGGATTCCTCTCCGGTATTAAAGATATCATTCATTTCAGTAGCCATATGCTTCTGAATAATTTGTTTAACAAATGTCCTTTCTGAGTCTGTACCACCCGATGCATCAAAGAAAGGAAGGATTGCTACTTCAGCTGCCTCAGTTAATGAGAAGCCATCGGCCAACAATTCACACAATCTAACTGTCATACGAGTAGATACCATTGTGGTAAGTTTACCATCTTCTGATCTCCACTCTTTACGAGTTGCATCTGCAATATCTGCTACGGCATGGATAAGAGCTGCGGATATATCTCCACCAAATCGTTTTGTCAATAAATCCTCTTCTTGAGACAGAGATAAAATATCAACCTCAATGATTTCGAAACGATCCATTAATGCTCGGTCTAATACTCGTGTAGATGTATATTCAGTACCAATATTTGCTGTGGCAATAAAGGATACTCCAGATGCCACGTGGATGGTTGGTGCATCAATATCCTCATCTAAGCGAAGGTAACGTTGACCCTCATCTAATACTGTCATTAAGATATTCCATGCTTCAGGATGCGCACGAGACAACTCATCTAATAGGATAACTGCATTCTCTGTCTGGATTGCTTTCACAAAAGCAGACTCATCAAATGTGGTTTGACCATCCTTGAAGTGAGTGTTACCAATTAAAGTAGCTCTAGGATCCTGCGTGGCACCTAAATTGAAATAGAAGAATGGACGATTGGTTGCCTTAGGAAGATCCTTCGCGGCTTGTGTCTTACCACAACCTGCAGGCCCAACCATCATGATATTCTTACCTCGGACTGCTGAACGAACTAAATATTTCCATTTCACATCAGACATTTCCAATGACTCGGGTTTGATCTTATGTGCATTCTGAATAAGTTGCATTACCGGATCTAATTCTTTTTTCACTTCAGGTTCTTGTTGTTTGTTAGTATCTTCTATCTCTATACCTTGTTTATCTATTCGACGAGCACGGTTTGTCTCTTCGTCCAAGATAAGAAGTTCGTCATTTGTAGCTGCAATCTTAATCATTGAAGGTCTAAATAGATTGGTAATGTCATTGTCAGTACCAAATTCAATTATTGCAATTTTGCCTTTTACTAAGGTAGGCACCCCGATTCTTTTGTTTTTCATAGCTCTTTTTATTTTCTATATAATAAGAAATAAAAGGCATGACTCCAACCTAATCGGTAAGTTTTTTATGTTTTTGTTTGCGGGTATATGACTTTTTACTGGCTTGGATAATAGGCCTTGATGCCTGCCAGATTTCTTGCAAAGTTACCTCAATTTGTTGTAGTTTTGGTTTTTGGGTATCTTTGTTCATGAGTCTTAAGATCTTATTTGTCCTGTTCGGATTTGGTGGCTACAAGTTCATTAAATGCTTGTTCATATGCCCTTAAAGGTTTTAGCTTAGAATAAGTCATTAAATGTTTAGCTAAATGCAATACTTCGTGACGCATACCATAGGCATGAGCCTCATAAAGGATTTCTTCAATTTGTTCTGAATGTGTCATAACTAATAATAAGAATTTAATTTTAAATTACCAACCTACCATTTTCGGCATGACCAATATCTAGCCTTATCTCTAGGTCCTGGATTATCACAATTATGTCGAGCACGAAAAGATCTACGACGAGCTGGATCACTTTTACGTATTCTCATTGTTTTCTGGCCAGCTCTTTTTGCAGAAGTACCGCCATGGCCAAAGTTAACTTTAACTACATTACCTGAGCTATTTTTTACATACACTTTAAACTTTTTTATATCTCCACGCATAGGTTTGCCAAGTTGAACTTTGCGTCCTTGATATTCTGCTTCCGTAATTACATCAAATTTACCTGCTTTAATATCTTCCATCATTGCGATTGCACATTTCGTACAAATTGATATTTCTTCCATTGTTTCCGTTTTCATCCGGCCTCGTTTCATATTAAGATTCCACTGAGCCATTTTTTGTCGTTCACCAGTTGAATTTTTTGCAATTTTTTCTAATTGGGCGATTGACATTTCTTGACTCACGCCTACACGTTTAGATAACCCTTTACGATTAGAATTCTTTCCATCTATAAAATTTTCTTCTATTTCTTCATTATTAGATTTATTACCCCAATTCTTTGCGCCTTTTTTTCGACAAGCAGCGAGTGCTAATGATCCATATGCTGACGGCCAGGTTCCTCCATTTCTAGTATAACGAGCTTTTACTTTATAATAACAAGCATCTCGTTTTGCTTTCTGTTCTTCATCAATTATTACTTCAGCTTTAGGAGTTCGTTTACCCATCCCAACTCTACGTTTTTGTGCAACTAATGAATCTTTTTCTTTTTTATCAAATGAATTCCATGTTTTCGGTGTAGCTGTAGAAACTTTTCGGCTCGGCCTGCATTTTTTTATGCCTTTTGTTTTGTTGTTACCACAAGGTCTGCCGTGTTGGTCTACCCATTTTTCTTTAACCCAACGTCTTAGATCTTCATTTATTAAATTTTGAAGTTTAATCATTACATCTCCTGCCGTATTCCTAATTGAGGTAATCGAGCTCGCCATACCTTTAATATATATTCTTTATCTTGCAGAGTTATCGTATCGTTTTGTAACCACACATCTAAATAATCATCAACCACTTTTGTAAATGGTGTTTTGGATTTCTTAGCTCGTAAATACATTCCCTGAATCATTGCATCAATCTCTTTCGGCAATGTGAAGTACCGTGCTGCAGGTAAGGTACCATTTTCTATTTTGGTTCTTAATGCTTGATCTGATGAAATGAATTTGCTATCAATTGTATTCCAACCTGATTGTGTTATATGCTCAATCTCATGACGAAGTGTGTCACGAAGGTCCATTGCTACTTCTGATAGCAATTGCGGATATTCAGCTGGATCTAATTTGAAACGGATTTCAATAAGTGGTAACTCATCTGAATAACGTTTGGTATTGTTATATGCATCACCACCTACAAACAAGTCACCTAATCCTTCTATCCATTGCACTTTTAATTCTAAATAAAATTCAGCAGGGATTTCTGCATTCTCAACTTCTTCGAAATAGATATGTTTAAATGCAACCGGGTCTTCAATGTTCGGAACCGGTTCTCCTTTGCGGAAATATATCTGTTTACCAGCAAAGAATCCTTTTGGATCTTTAGTACAGGTATAACTATCTTTTACTACTTGTAGTAAACGCTTTGATAGTTGTGTTACTAAACTATCGTAACGTCCTTCGATAATAAGAGATTTCATTGATATCATATAGATAAATATCTATTCTTCAAGTTTATTGTAGTTCCAATACATTTCTTTTGTCTCGTTATAAGGATTACCTGTTTGTTGGTAATAACAATTAAGACAAAGCATTTGAAGGTTGTCTAAGCAATGATTAGTTACATCACCATCTATATGGTCTAATCGCAAAGGAACTGTATCATCAGTTACTCGACGTTCTGCATAACCACAACTGGAACATTCTTCTGGAAATACTCCTAATACTAATAATCGATTGCGAAGCTTCCAGGAAGGATACTTAGGCCATTTACCTTCTAAGATGGCATCAATGGAATAGATACCTCGAGTTGCCTTTTGAACATCCTTGCGGATACCTACTCCGAATTGATTCTTATGAAGTTCAAACAAAGTCTTTCCAGAATCTCTGTCGATATATAGTTTCGAATACTTTTTATATGTGGTATATGATACCTTAAGGAACTCAGCAGCAGCTGCATTAGATTTAGTGTTATCCATTGCATATCGGATTTCAGTTTCCGATAAGTTTAATGATTGTTTACCAATCCCATAAACATATTTATACTGCTTATCTTCCATTAATATACTCCGTGCTTTCTTAATTCAGTAACAGCATCTTTAATTGATGTTTTAGATTCATACATTTCTAATAACATCGGTTTCAATTTTAATGTACAATCTGTAAAAAATGTATGGTGAACTTTAGATTGTGATTGAACTTCAGCAATCCAAAATGAATATGCAGGGAATACTTCACTGAAACGATCTGCATCTGTTCTAGATTCCCAATGTTCGATCTGATCTTTTAACGGCCACATATGAATTGGAATATTAGGATCTTTGCGACGAGCTGATTGAAATGGCATATCCTTTTGCTTATTTGCATTTTTTGTAATAAACTTGTCCATTAAATTAATCGAACGGTCTTTCGGAGACATTCCGGAGTGAGCTGATTTTTTACCCATTTTCTTTTGTTTTGATTTTATTTGAAATTATAACTAATTTGCGCCAAGCATCCTCAGCTTTGTAAATTGCTTTTTGAAATTGATGGATATCTTGGTTAGTTTGAGCTTGTTCTGCTCTTCGCATCCATCGATGATATGTTGCATGAAGCAACCCTATTCTTATTTTATATAACCACTGCATTTTTCGATAGTTACAGTTAAACCTAATCCACGTAAATTTTTATATACTAATTCACAATCATTATAAATGTCATTAAACACTTTGCATTGACCTGTCTCATGTGTTATAATAGCACATTGAACTGATTGCAAATATGCATGCCCACATACATCCATTAATGCATTTGTAACATCTTCGAAGGTATTGTGATTGTCATCATGAAGGACGACAGTCCATTTACCTCGTTTCGATGGAGTCTTCAAGTTCTTTTTGGACATCTCTAATTATTGCACATTGTTCATACCACTCTTTTCGCTCTGCATATTCAATGCAATGTTTCAAGAAACTTCTTTTGCGAGCTACATCCCAATCACGTGGCCATTCCCATTTAGGACTACATAACCCGTCAATTGCTGTAACAAACATTTTATCAATAAAATTTTCATTTATCGTCATAACTTATAATAAGAAAAATTAAATATCAATCCAAGTTATTTAAATATGATTTTAATAATATCAAATGTATTTTCCATCTTTATTTGCAGTAACTACATCATATCGTACCCACCCATGTTTATATGACGAACTAATACCAACTGGTAATTCAACATAATACCACGCCTTACCTTGTGCGTCAAATTTTTTCGCTTTAGCTACACCAACTGGGTTCGGCCATTCGATTCTAGAAATAATGTTAGTAATAAATCCATTATTAATAACAGGTTCATTTCTAACGTTAGCAAAATTGGTATCTGGTGTTTTTCTTGGATATAACATTCTACCAATATTACCTTTATATGGTTGTTTTGATTTTACTACACCTGCAGGGGTTTTATTTACACGTTCTTTTGCATATCGATCAAATGCATCAGCATTAGATTTCATTCGCTTAACAACACCAGTTAATGATCCTGGGCTAGTATAGTTGCTATGGTTTAGATATTCTTTTGAAACTTTATCCCATGCTCCTTGATTAATCAATTTAATTGTAGCAGGACCTAAGTCTCCTCGATATGATGCATTCATTATTGCCACGCGTACATATCGAGGATATGAATCATATTGCGGAATTTTTCGTTTAACAGTATCCTCGATAGTTTTTATTCCTTTCGTTAACAAGTTATCTGCTTGTTTTTCGGAAATTTTTAATCCCGGTTTTAATTCAGGAAATATAGTTTTAGTAGTACCATAACCAATTGTAAGTACTCCTTTTACTTCGTTAGGAGATTGTACAGGTTGACCAGTTTCATCATCATATGATACATGAAGACCAGCTGCGTTAGTAACTTTACCTTCCCAATCTTTTACTAGTTCACGGAATTCGGCATCATTTACTAGAGACTCTGATAATAAATGTTTTAAACGTATCATTATTTTCCTTTTTGATCTCGTATAATCAGTTCACCTAAAACTTCTAAACGACCTACTTCCCGTTGGAATTCAATTTGTGACATTGATGTAGATATCTTTTTATATGTAGCATCAAATTCTTTTTTTGTTGCTTCTATATCTAATTTACCAGCAGCAGCTTTTCTGTAATAAGGTAATTTAACTTTAAAGTGATGCCACGTTAAAAGTGCTAATCCGCCTTTCTTATGTGCATTGTTAGCAATCTTCTCGGCACCAGCTTCTCTAGTGTCTGCAAATGATTCAAAAGTTTGTGGTTTATCTTTTGCTTCAAAAAGTAAATTCATTAGTTTCATATTAATAAATATTACATTGTAGGAATCAATGTATGTTCATAAATATAAAAATTTTCATCAAATTCTTTATAATTACAAAATAGTTCTTCGTCAATATTAATGTCTCGCGCCGCGTATATATCCATTTCTTTGCAATCTAAATTTGGAGAATTACTATGATTGATAAAATTAGATAAATCACAAGAAGAATAGTAATATTTATTTTGGTACCAACCGTATTTATCAAAAAATTTCTTTTGAGCTTTATTTAGTTTTTCAAAATCATCTACTGATAATTTAATGTCAATTCCTTGAGTAAATTCCCAAACAAGAGATCCGGAACTAATAAACTGTTTAGTAAAAACTCCTAAACCCATTGATGGGTTGGTTGCTGAATTTAGTTCTACATCAATTAACAACATTATTTATTTCTCCAAGTAACAACTTCATCTAATTGTTTTTTAGACCAATAACTATAATAATTTGTTTTTTGTAACATTGAACTTTTTTTATTTAAATCATTTAATGATTGAACTATCCATAAATAACCATGTTCGTATGAAGTAGTTACGCCATTAACAATCATTAAGTCTCTAGGATCATTATCTAAAACTACAATATCTTTTGATTTGTACTGTTCATTTAATTGTTTTGTATAATCAATTAAATATTCTATATCATATGATTCATAATCATCAAAAATTAATATAACTACATCATTCTTAGTAAATTCTATATCTTCTAATACACCGTGTATAGAATCAATATCTACATTAATAACATCATACGATTTTTGTAGAATAGCTTGTTTTGCATATGGACATATTGCAAAGCCGCTGAGCTCGGGTCTAGGCAACTGTATAAAAGCCAACCAATCATTTAGTTGTTTTGTCATCTGTTAATGGACCTCCCGTAACCCAAGCATCGCAAGTTCGTTTTGCAGCACATTTAAATTTTAAGAATCTACAATAACCTAAATCTCCAGCTTCAATAACATCATATGAATCTAGTTCTTCGCCAATTCCTTTTGAAATACAATTTAAAGTTTTTTCTGTAACATCAAATGCTGCACATGTACCGCAAACCATTTTTTTCAAATCTTTAGAAGAATCAACGTTCCACATATCCATTTTCTTTTTCCAAAACTTTTTATTTGGTTGTGATGGATCTGCTGGACCGTAACCATATTCATCAATCGCTTTTTGTCGATTTTTTAAATTAACTTGAATATTTTGAGTTGCAATAGGACAACCCGTTTTTGCTTCAATCAATAAATGTTTAAGTTTTTCCATTATTTACCACGTTTATGTTTTGAAATTTCAACTGCGGCTAATTGAGCTAACGCAGCTTTTTTAGATTTAGGTTGTTTAGACAATCGTCTACCCGTTTCAGTTGTAGCAAAGTAACCAGATTCAGTTTTTTCAATACGTTCTGGCATCAACTTCTTTAGATGATTTTTAAATCCAACTGGAACAAATTGTGGTTGTTGCATATTATATGAATTCATTTCTGAACCATGGTGCATTTCATTCATTAAGAAATCGCCAACCTCTTGAACATCATCTTTAGATGTTGCAATGTGGTCTGCAGCCCAATCATGTCCATTGCTCAATATTTCTTGAACATGGTCTGGATTCATTTGTAACAATGCATCTACATATTTTTTAATGATTTTTAAATTACCAAAAAACATGTAATTGCCATTATTAGAATTGCATCCATCATCTCCGCCACATCCGCAGCTACATTCATTTAGTTGTTTCATGATATTCCTTATCTTATTATCCAATAGTAACATTCAACCATATGTCGTTTAATGAACTATAGATATATAATCTACCTTGCGAGTTTCCATCTTCCCAATACATGGAACCATTTATTGGATTATCGGGTCTCGATGTTGGTATCACTAATCCAGCACCACTGGATCCAATATTTGCAAATGTTACTGTTCGTACGTTACTAGTTGTTAACGTATTACCATCAAACGTTAGATTTGCCTCCCCATTTAACGTGTTTGCTGTACCGGTGGCAGTTACTATATAGTTATTAGTATTGTTATCGATAGTAACGCCGCTGCCTGCATTTGTAGCATATGAAGCCGTTACTGCATATGAAGCACTAGTAGCAGAAGTAGCAATACCTGTTAAAGATCCACTAAATGATCCTGTTGCAATAATCGTATCGGTACTAACTCCACTTAAAGCATCGATTGCACGAGTAACATGTTCAGCTTGAACCGTGCCGCCATTTGTAATACCTGTTTTATTTATTATCGCCATTTATATTCCTTTTTTTATACATAGGCCAATTCTCTGTTTTATCATTGAGCCATTCTTGTCTATCATCACATCCACAATCTTCGTTTAATATACGAGCAATTGCTTTTGCTAATTTGTCTAACCCAGTTGCATGAGTTATTTTTTGAATATCATCGCCTAAGCCTTTAGAAGGGTTTGCCATTTTTCAACCTATTCATTAATTGCATTGATAAAGTCTTTTGTTGAGCCGTTAATGGAATCTCAAATACTTTATTACCTGGGTATTCATATTGTTGATTGGGATGCATTAATTGCATATGACCTGTATCATCGATACCTAATACCTTGTGTGGTACATCTTTCATTGTAATTTGGCTGCTTGGTATCATGGTGCATCGTCCCGGGTGTTTCCATTGACCCATTGCATCTTCAATACCACCGGTTGTTTGTATTACTAATTCCCAACCAGCTTCGTCTAATACTTGTTTTTTAGTAATATGATTATGAAGCATCTCTACCACATTTATATCACGTTTAATGACGTTTTCTATCCGAAGTTGACTCATTGCCCCTAAATGAAGTAGCTCCTTTAAACGGTCGATAAGTCCTTTATTACGTATATGTTTGAATGCTAAGTTCTCAACTGAATATTCACCCTCAGCTTCTAATCCTGTTTGCCGGAGTTTTCGCAATCTCAACAAGATTTCTTTGATTCGATTTTCTAGATTGGGATGATCTTCTTTAAGGTTTTCAATTTCAAATACAAATGGATCTGCCTTCTGATGTATTGCTGCATCATCAATATAAACTAAATCTGCTTTAGGTCTACTT